ATCAATCGTCAGCGACGACAGAGCCGATTCGCCGGAATCGTTGGTTCCAGCAGTCAGCGTTTCGTTTTCAAACTTCCACTGAATACCTCGGATGCCACCATGCGTGCTTGTGCCGTCACCAGCAAAGCCAGCATCGTCAATCTTCTGACTGAGAGCCAGGGCAAACTCAGTTGCCACCAGACCGGCAAGATCGACCACCGAGTCTTCGATGAGGCTGTTGGGAACTCGCGAAGCAACACGGCAATCCTTTGCCGAGAGCATCACGTTGTCCGTCGCCATATCGGAAGCAGTTGTCTCTGAATTTTCCGAGACGAAGTAAGCAGTGTTGCCACCAGTGCGGCGTGGAATGTAGAGCGTTTCGCTCGCCATCGGCACGACGTTGGCTTGCTGCGGGATAGCCGAAAACTCGTCAACCAGACGAATAACAGTAGCAGCGAAGCTCTCTGGAATAAATACACCGCCCTTGCTGTTATCAGCAGAGGACAGGGCTCGTTCTTCGACGTTGTTGTGATACCACTGCCGCGAGTCTTCCTTGCCAAGCAGGTGACCGCGAATCCAGTGACCACAGATTTCAGCGTCATCGGCAGTCTGGAAGCCCCGAAGTCGGCTATAGCGAGCAGCTGGCTTGCTAGCAGCCTTTGGCACAGCAGCAACCTCTACGGGTGCGGCAGCGGCCTGCGAGGCAGCGCGGATGGCTGAGATGCGATCAGCGATCGCCTTCTCATGCTGAAGCTCTGGCACGATCGAATCGGCCTCGGCAGTCAGACGCTCCATCTTGGCGTTTTGCTCTTCGCTGCGATCCTCAATCTGATGCAGCTCTTCAAGTTCGGCAGCCACAGCGGCTGCGCGGTCCTGCAAATCTTTAATCTTATTAGCCATCCTTGGCTCTCCGTTGTGAGCGGTGGAAATCCGTTCCTGACGGCCACGATACCGGCAGGTTATGTTTTTGACGCTGATTGCTGTTCTACGATAGAACGACGAAAAACAGCGGATGCAGCAACAAGAGACTTACAGCGATTGCTGCAGTTGCTACACGCCAAATATCGCAGCTGCATCCGGTCACCAGCCTGCCGACTAGAAATCGTCCGCATGCGACCGCGACCGCACTTATTGCATACGCTTCCAGAATTCACTACAGACTCCGTAGAATCGCTGCCTTAAGCTTTGCCAAGGCAGATGGCATTTGCCTGCACTGCTGAATCTCAGGCACTTCAATAGCTTGCTGCTCTGCACGCCACGCCTCCAGGCTTCGCATAGCTACAGACACTGCCGTCGATGGATACGCTGGCTGCACTACCGGGCCAAGTTCGTAAATCTTCGCGGTTCGCACCTCGCGAATCGGCATGCCGTTCTCTTCGACCCAGTTCTCGGACTCTGGGCCTGATAGAGCAAACGTAAAGCTTGCTCCACGCACATCTTTTCGAGCGATTAGCTCAAGGATATCTGCGCGTGTCTTCGGTGGCGTTACCTCAAACCCAACGCCGCGATCATCAGACCAGACCCGCAGCGTGCCGCTCGACTCTCGGCCAAGCATGATGTTGGCATCGTGATTGAAATAGCTCACAAGATCGACGCGGTCTTGCTTGCGATTCAACACCTCGTCAAACGCTCCTGGCAGGATGCGTTCGCGGAATCCACCAAGCGGCACAGACAATCTGTTGTATGTGACGGCATACCCGCGAATGACAGGCGTGCCGTCAGATCGCTGCTCCACGACGAGTTCATCGTCATCCTGAAACTCAATATCGCGACGTTCCATTTCCATGATGAAACTCCTGTCTTTCTCTAGCTGCGCAACCTTGCGCGCTGACCATTCGCGGGCTGCAAACCCCCCCCACAGGAGGTGTGCGACAAAAGATGGCGACTCATCTCCCGGCTTATCCCACCCTGGCCTTTTGTCCGAAGCGTGGCGGGCAAACCATGCGTTCATCTCAACAACCCAATCGCGGTTCATTTCCTCGCGGTTGGCTAGCTTGTTGGCGCGACGAACCGTCTCCGGTTTCAGCCCGTCACCACTCTTGCCTTCTTCGTGCAGTCGCAGCCCGCGTTTTGCGGCTGATGCCATGCCTGCAGTTGGCTTTAGGCTAACTTCACGCTGCTCCTCCTCAGAGGCATACAGAGCGACCACCTGATCCTCCGCGTCTGCCTCTGTGGCGTGGCAACCTTCAACAGAGCCATCGGCTTCCTTGATGACGGCGTATGGCCGCGAGGCTGGGCATTTGTCGCTTTTCTCAATCATCCACGGCATCTTCTTCATCCTCTGACGGTTCGTCTTCTTGTGGCTGTGGCGGCTCTTGTGGAGGCTCTTGCTGCGGAGGCTCTGGCTGCTCTGGCATTGGCCCAAGATTCTCCATCGCACGAATCTCGTTTGCCGTAAGCCAGCCGTTTGAAATGCCAATCTGATACGCGCTGTACCGCGTCATCGTATCGCCGCGCAGCAAGCCTTCGACAACAAACTCTGCGAAATATTCGTCGTTGTCAGGAAGTAAATCGCGTGCGATCGCTCCCTCAATGCGGCGCAACCAAGGAAGAATGGTTGTCTGCACGAACGAGATGTTTTCGCTTTCGATATTACCCCAGGTCGCTCGCCCAAGCTCTTGCACTTTGTGGGGAGGCATATTGAACAATCGACAAGCAGAAAGCACGCTTGTCGTCAGCAACTGGTCATATTGGTTGCTTTCCAGGCTAGCGCCAAGCGTGTCGGCGTGTAGGCCGTGGCTCATTACTGCCGTTCGGCCCGCTTTAGTAGGTCCGCGATGCGCCGAATCCCACTGCTCTCGCAACTGTTCTCGCACCTCGCGTGGCAACGCTTGGTCTGTACGCAACACAACCCCAGGCATCGCGTTGTTGCTCCAGAACCGATTGCCGTGCTGCTCCAGGGCTCGCATGAGCGAGATCGTATCTTTGCCAAGCTCGATAGGCACAGTTCCGACAATGCCATCAACAGACAACCAGCGGCAATGCATAATTTGATCATCACGGTAGATAATCTTTCTGCTTGACACCGGCTCGCGATAGATGTATGTCAGCGAGAGATCGTCTTCCTGCACAACCTCCATGTTTGCAGGATGTAGCAACCGCAGACTGCCGACACGCGATCGCTCGCCTGGAGCAATCAAAGCATACGAATTTCCATACAGGCACAGATGCACAATCAACTGCTCGACAAACTCAAACCGCGTCTGCCAGCCGTTTGGCCGCGAATGCAGAATGCGATACAGCGGCAGGTCTTTGGCCTTCTTCTTCTCGTCGCCATCGCGACGGTACAGCTGCAGCGGCAGCCCTGCGATCGTCTCTGAAAGTACGCGAATGCATGCCAAGACAGCGGAAGTCTTTAGCGCAACCTCTGGCGTGATGCGGTAATGGCTGTTGCTGCTCGCCATTGCGACTAGGTCATCCCAGTTGCTTGTGCGGCTTTCAAGCCACTTGATTTCTGGGTAAGCGCCGTTTTTATCGCTCATGTATCACCAAAATGAGATTTCGGGCATCGCGGCTTCGGACATGCTTTCGCCCATGTGGACCCCACATGCCATCGCCATAGATACAGCGCCGTCGATTCGCTCCGTACTCTTAGCTTTTGACAGCTTCACATTACCAGCAGGGTCCATCTGAACCGCAGCATTTCCTAGTTGCCAACTTAGCAGGCTATTGCCTGCAAGGCGCAGTTTTCCTTCTATAAGCAAAGCTTCAAGGTGCTTAGTAGGGCTGCTCATTGAGGCAAACCCCTGACCAAACATGGTTACCGGCAAGCCCTCTCCAGCTAGCGACTGAGCCAACATAGTCGCATTCCATCTGTCGATTGCCAGCGAGCGACATGTATGCTCCTCGCAGAAAGCCATGATATCACGCTGCAAGACCCCGTAATCGGTGCTGCGCCCATCGGTAAGGGTTAGCCAGCCCTCGCGCTCCCACTGCGAGTAAGGTACGCGGTCTTCTTGCTCTCGCTGATACGCATTCTCCCCAGGCATCCAGAAATGCGCGTACACATCAATAAAGCCATCTTCTGCAGGGAACCACGCCACGAATGCAGTGGTATCAAATGTGGAGGCAAGGTCTAATCCGCACCAGCAGTCGCGGTTAGCCAACGGTGCTGTATGCTGCCCCATGCATGCTGCTATCTGGTCTGGCCGCACCCACCGCGTCTCTGTGGATGTAGGGACGTTGAGTCGATACCGAAGAAACGACGACAGCTTTGTCGCGGAGTTTGCTGCTTCGCGAGCATCGGCTGCAAACGATTCCTCGGTAATTGTGTAGTTCAATGAAGGATTTGCTTTCTGCCAAATCTTCGGGTCTTGCCAATCATCCTCGCGATCAGCAGCATAGATGCAGCCAAAGAATGCTGGATCGAAAGTAGGGTCAGCAATGCATCGCTCCGCATAGTCATGCTGCTCATACCACAGGTGAGTTTTGTTGGCCTCGCCTGCTGTTGTAATTGACAACACCAGTGGCTGGCGGCGTGCAGCACCACCGTATCGCAACGCATCCCAGAGACGGCGATCGCCACGCTGGGCGTGAAGCTCGTCAAAGAGCAGGCAGTGGATGTTCAGACCTTCCGCGCGAAACGCATCAGCAGATAGCACGCGATAGAAGCTGTTGCTAGCTTTGTGGATTATTGTCTTGCGAGAATCCACTACCTCAAGCACGCGAGACAGTGATGGTGATGACCGCACCATGCTCGCAGCTTCTCTATAGATAATGCCCGCTTGTTCTCTGTCTGACGCACTGCCATAGACCTCGCTGCCGGGTTCGTTGTCAGCAAGCAACACATACAAAGAAATACCAGCCAGCAGCGTAGACTTGCCATTCTTCTTTGGTATCTCTATGTAAGCCTGACGATACTGGCGCGTGCCGTCTTCTTTCAGGCGACCAAAGATTTCGCCAAGCACATACTTCTGCCAAGGAAGCAGAGTGAATGGCTTGCCAGCCTGCTGACCTTTGGAGTGCTTTAGCACCTTCTCAAAGAAGCTGTAGACACGATTCGCAGCTGCCTCGTTAACCGGCGGCAGTTTGCTAGCCGTGGGCTGAGAAGAAGGCTTCGAGATCGTCTTTCGGCTGCTTTTCTTGCGTGCTGCCAACCTTCGTCCTCGATGACGGGGTCAAGCCAAACTCACTGAGCATGGACGTTTTCAACGCGGCGATGGAACGGTAGAGCGAGCCTGCCGGATTAGGCTTTACGCCACCCAAGTCAGTGTGGATTGTTGGCCCGACTTCCCGCAGTTCCCGCAAGCAGGCTTGCTCTGCTGAATGCAGTTCGCACAACGTCGCCAGCGCCTCGCCGTCCGAGACAGTTAACACTCCCATGCCGTCAAGGACAACAGACAGTTCCTGCCATTTCTCAACGGCAACGGCATTACACGCAAGACGTTCAGGCATTTGCGGGATGCCGCGAGGCGCTTGTGGCTCGTCAGGACGCTGACGATCCTTGCGAAGAGTTCCCTTCGCAATCTTCAGCTGTGTAGGCAACGGACGACGACCGCGCTTCGCCATTTTCACGCTCCTGTGGTGGCAATCTGGGCAACCTGTACCGAAAACGCCACGACTTTTTGGCAAAACG